CCACATCTTCAGTGCTGTATTTGCTATCCAGTCTTATGCTCCTTCGCTCTATGAGGCAGCCGTACTGAATGAAGCAGTCAAATCCGCTATGTATGACATTATTACGCTGGATCAGATTACGAAAGTAAGTCTGAACGGCGATTATCCATTTATCAAAGAATCAACGAAGCAGCCAAGATATCAGGCTGTTTTTGAATTAGTCCATTACTAGGAGGTAATGAAATGGCAAATAACAGTTTGCAGGTAACTGTCGGAAAGCCGAAGATCGGTGGCTCTATCTGGGTGGCACCAGCCGGCACAGCACTGCCGACAGATACCACAACGGCACTGAATGAAGCATTTGCCTGCCTCGGCTATGTTTCTGAAGATGGTGTTACCAATTCTAACAGCCCGGAATCGGAAGCAATCAAGGCTTGGGGCGGTGATACAGTTCTTCAGGTGCTGACATCAAAAGAGGACACATGGACATTCACGCTGATCGAAGCCATGAATATTGATGTGCTGAAGACCGTTTACGGCGATGATAACGTAACCGGCACACTGTCGACAGGATTGGTTGTAAAAGCCAATTCTACACCAGCTGAAGCACATTCCTATGTTCTCGAAATGGTTTATAACAATAACCATGTGAAGCGTGTCGTTCTGCCGGCTGCCTATGTCAGCGAAGTCGGCGATATCACCTATGTAGATGGTGAAGCAGTCGGCTATGAGACAACACTGGCTTGCACACCGGATGCACAGGGCAATACACATTACGAATATATTAAGTAACTGAAAGGATAAAACATGAAAGGGACAACGAAAACCGGCTTTGAATTCAATGTGGATGTGAAAGCATTGGATGATTGGGAGATTCTGGAACAACTGTCAGAAATGGAAGATGGCAACATGCTGTATGCACCACGCTTCGTCAAGAAGGTTCTGGGCAAAGACCAGGGCAAAGCCCTTGTCGAGCATTGCAGAGAAGGTGAGCACGTTTCCACAGAGAAAGTGCTTGCTGAAGTCTTCGACATCTTCGAACAGATCAAAGAAGGAAAAAACTGATCACCTTAGTTCACATGATGCGGCTGGATCGGGACGCTCTTTTGTGTGACCTTGCTGAAACTTATCATGTGTTTGATGTAAGAGCCTTGTCGCTGGAAACAGTGGCAAGGCTTTCTTGTGGATTAAGGGATGATAGCCGCATCAAACTGAAGCTGCGCAATATGAAATTACCGTTTGAGACAATGCTGCAGATTGCTATCCTGGATGATCTGCACTGGCTTAGATGGACAAAGACTAAGGATGCGCAAAAACATAGAAATGCTCCCAAATCCCTTTTGGCGGCATTAGACGAAGAAGAGAAAGAGACCGTCACGGCATTTGAAACTCCGGAAGAGTTTGAGAAACGTCGTGCGGAGATTATAAGGGGGTAATTATATGGCTGAAATGACGCTTGGAAAAGCCTATGTTCAGATCATCCCATCAGCTAAGAACATCGGAAGCCAGACCAGTAAGGTCATGTCTGAAGGTGCTGACCAAGCCGGCAAAGATGCCGGTAATACATTCGCCAGTAAGTTCGTTTCCATAGCGAAAAAGGTCATGGTTGCAGCCGGCATCGGCAAACTGGTCGGTGAAGCACTGAACCAAGGCGGTCAGCTGCAGCAGTCCCTGGGCGGCGTTGAAACACTGTTCAAGGATAGTGCTGATACGGTTAAGAAGTACGCATCAGAGTCTTTCCGGACGACCGGCCTGTCTGCAAATGAGTATATGCAGAATGTCACAAGTTTTTCTGCATCACTGCTGCAGTCCCTTGGTGGAGATACAGACAAGGCTGCCGAGATCTCAAACATGGCAATGATCGATATGTCTGATAACGCCAATAAGATGGGTACCAGTATGGAAGCCATCACCACAGCGTATCAGGGATTCGCCAAACAGAACTATACGATGCTGGATAATCTGAAACTTGGCTACGGTGGCACCAAGACAGAAATGGAAAGACTGCTGAAAGACGCTCAGGCTATTACCGGCGTTCAGTATGACATTTCTAATCTGTCGGATGTCTATGAGGCTATTCATGTTATCCAGGGCGAATTAGGCATCACCGGCACGACAGCACTTGAGGCATCGCAGACGCTTGAAGGTTCATTCAATGCTATGAAGGCAGCTTTCACAGATCTGTTGGGTCAGATGGCACTGGGCGGTGATATATCGGTGGCTCTGCAGAATCTGACATCTACAGTCAGCACGTATCTGTTCGGAAACCTGCTGCCGATGGTCACGCAGATCCTTGCAAATGTTCCGCAGCTGGTGGTCGGAGTCATTACCGGCATTGCCCAGTATGCGGATGAAATCATCAATTCCGGCATTACGCTGATTTCTCAATTAGTAATTGGAATCTTACAGGCAATTCCGCAGGTCATCACAGCCATCGGAAGTCTGGCACAGTCCATCTGGGCCACGATTACATCGACAGACTGGGCAGGCGTAGGTACGGAAATCATGTCTTCCTTCGATACCGGCATCTTTGACCAGATCCCTGCGATCATCGAGACGATCGGCAGCCTGTTGTCGCAGCTGGTAGCACAGATCATGCAGAACTTACCGCAGTTCCTTCAGAAGGGCGGCGAGATCATCCTTCAGATGGTCAACGGCATTACCAGCCGGCTGCCGGCAATCCTGGGAGCGATCGGCAGTCTGCTCGGACAGCTTGTAAGTACAATTATCAGAAATCTTCCGCAGTTCCTCAGTCAAGGTCTTGCAATCGTGGGAAGGATCGCTGCCGGTCTTATCCAGGCTATTCCGCAGGTACTGTCCGGTATCGGTTCACTGATCTCACAGGCAGCAAGCAAGTTCAGAGGCTTTAACTGGATCAGTTTAGGCACGAACATTATCAGCGGCATCGTCAGTGGTATCTGGAGCATGGCAAGTGCGATCGGCAATGCTCTGATGAACATTGCACGAAGCGCATGGAATTCCATCAAGTCATTCTTCGGTATCGCATCACCATCCAAACTGATGAAAAATACCATCGGTAAGTATATTCCGATGGGTATGGCTGAAGGTATTGATGATAATGCTAAGTTTGTCACTGATGCGATGCAGAATATGGCAGAGGAAGCAGTTAACATTCCGCTGTCTGCAGAGCTGGCCTATAACGGTACCCTGGGATCAGATCCGGCAAGCAACAGCACCACAAACTACGGTGGTGTCACGATCAACGTGAATGCATCTGATTATCCTGATCCAAGAGCGTTGGCTGAGTATATCCAGGATTATCTGACGAACGGAATCAAAAGGAACGAAGAGGTATTCGCATGAGCAATGAACTGACATTCAACGGCAAATCCTTTTCTGATTTCAGTGCTTATATTGCCACATCTAATTTCTTAGATGGAGCAGCCAAAGATGTACAGAGCGTCTCGATTGCGGGGCGCTCTGGTGCTTTACAGCTGAGCAATGGCAAATATAACAATCTCACACTGAATGTCAGAATGTATATCACACAGAATATGCAGCAGAACATGAGGGAAATGAGAAGTTTCCTGGAATCCTGTTGGGGGTATTGCAGATATGAAGAGACTCAGACACCGAATGAGTTCCGGATGGCATCATTCAAAGCTGCGTTTGTTCCGGATGTGTACGATGTGAATGCCGGCGTTGTCGAACTGACATTCGATGCCATGCCCCAACGCTTCCTCAAAAGCGGTGAAACATCTGTTCCCGTGTCTTCAGTTACAGAAACAACGTCCGGTAACCCTGTCTACATCCGCAACATGGCATCGTTGGTGACTATAGACGATTTACAGTTCGCAGTTGAACCGTTACAGGAAGGCTCAGGCAATCCCAGTGCTACAAATATCAGACCGTTTGTCGGTCGCACACAGGCTACTGTCTACGCATCACAGAAGAATCTGCTTCAGAACACATCATCAAGTAGCACAGATCACGGCATCACATACACCAAACAGTCAGACGGCACGGTTGTTGCAAACGGCACTGCGGATGAGGATGCTAGTTTCATTATCAATTTTACATGGAATTTGGATGATGGCGATTACCAGTTGAGCGGCTGTGCGGAAGGCGGTTCTGCTGATACTTACTATTGCTTCTTGTGGGATAGGACTGCAAGTGCAAGAGTGAAAGACTGGAATGGCAATGCATCCGGCTCTTCTTACGATCCGACACAGATTGTTCCTGTAAGGTTGGAAAAGGGTGTGAATTACGGCTTCTATCTTCGTGTGAAGGCAGGAGTCACAGTTTCAAACATCACGTTCTATCCGATGCTATGTCAAAAAGGGCATTCCACCGCTTTTGTAAGATATAACCCAAGGACGGCAACGATCAACTTCGGAAAGACTGTCTATGGCGGTTATGTTGACATAACAAGCGGAGCAATCCATGCCTATCCTTTCTATGCTTCCTACAATAACGAGACACTGACTGGAGCGTGGCTTTCTGACCGTGATGTTTATGTGGCTGGGAGAAAGCCTACAGTAGGAGCACAGGTTCTGAATGTGGGCGGTGAGAGAGTTAAGACGAATGTAGGCGGTCAGACGGTAACGCTGCCGATCGGTGTCTGTTATGTATGGTCGGACACCGGAAGAGTAAACAGTATAAGGCTCACCAGTCCGGCTTCGATGACAAATCCAACACTGTTTGAAAGCAAGCCTATCATCCGAGTATGGGGAAACGGCACACTGAATGTTAATTCCTATTACATCACGGTGGCAGATTCTCCGTTCGATTATATCGACATCGATTGCGAACTGATGGATTGTTATCACGGCAGTTCAAATGCGAATCAATACGTTACTTTCAGCACAACAGGCTTCGTAACTCTGAAGAGTGGAGCAAACTATTTCTCATACAGTGGATTCAGTGGCGTGCGAGTTATACCGAGGTGGTACGAAATATGATTTGTACCTTATATGAACAGACAGAAACTAATTTCACATCAAATGGCATTGGCAGATTGGCTGATGCCATTTCTTGTGAGGTGGATGAAGAACTGAACGGCTTATACGAACTGACACTGACATATCCGATTGACGGCAAATATGCCACTAAACTCACCGAGCGGAGAATCATCTTTGCAAAGCCGAATCAGATTTCTTCACCACAGCCGTTCCGCATTTACAAAGTCACGAAGCAGCTCAAACGGATAATCGTTAACGCACAGCATATTTCGTATGATCTAAATGGTTTTCCTGTTGCACCATTCACTGCAACTGGTGTTGTTCCGGCATTACAGGGATTAGTCAGTCATAGTTTGCTGACAAATCCTTTTTCTGTATGGACGAGCATCTCAAATACGAAGTCACTGTACAAACAATTGATTCCTGCTTCCTTCCGTCAAAGATTAGGCGGTGTCAAAGGGAGCATTTTAGACACGTTTGGTGGCGAGTTTGAGTGGGACGGATACACGGTCAAACTGCATGCTCACAGAGGCTCTGACAGGGGTGTAACAGTCCGCTACGGCAAGAATCTGACTGATTTCAATAACGAGAGAAGCACAGAAGACTTCTACACAGGATGTTTAGCGTACTGGGAGAAGGATGACAACGTGGTCAGCGGAGATATTCAGTACATATCAAATCACGCTTCATATCCTACGGAGAAAATCTATACGTTTGATGCATCGTCAGACTTTGATGATGCTCCGACAGTAGAGCAGTTGAATAACCGTGCCACACAGTACATCAAGGCTAATAACCTTGGACTGCCGTTCAAAGACAATTTAAAAATCGATTTTGTCCAGTTGTGGCAGACCGAGGAATACAAATCAGTAGCACCACTGGAGCGTGTTTCTTTAGGTGATACGGTTCACATCATCTATCTTGATTTCAACGTATCGATGAAGGTGATTTCATATACCTTTGACTGCCTGTCTGAAAGATACATTCAGATGGAACTGGGAACGAAGAAGGCGAGCCTTGCCAACACCATCACTTCACCAGTGGAAGAACAGATCAATGAAGTAGTTGATACCACTGTTTCTAATTTGGAGCGAGCCATTCAGAGAGCCACAGCATTAATCAGCGGTGGACTTGGTGGCTATGTGGTCATTAATCAAAACGCTTCAGGTCAGCCTAACGAAATCTTAATCATGGATGCTCCCACAATCGAAGGAGCAACCAATGTCATCAGAATGAACCGTAATGGTATCGGTTTCAGTACGAACGGATATAACGGTCCATTCCGCACGGCTTGGACGATTGACGGAAATTTCAATGCTGATTTCATCACAGCCGGAAATATTGACGGAAACCTCATCACTGCTGCTTCGGTGCTGACTTCGGCACTGGAAGTCACTGCTTACGATGCCGTTACTGGCTCGATTGAAAACATTACTTACGATGGCGAAGGCATGCATATCGCACGGAAGAATCCAAACACAGGAGCAATCATTTCCGATTATCAGTCGCTGTTTACTGAACTGGGTATGCGTGTCATGGATAAGCAGGGCAACGTAACATTGTCGGCTGAACAGGACACGGTCGAAGCGGTGAATCTGACTGCCGAGAACTATTTGAGAATCGCAGATGATGACACGGGGATCAATTCTCGTTTCCAAGGGTTTCAGAACACGATTCACAACACCTTTCAATTCGGTGTTTTTTGGGAGAAATAGCCTATGGTATATGTTGGTGCAGATTGGGTAGAACTTGATTACTGGACTAGTCCTACATGGGGTGATTACGATGCGAGAATGCGAGTCCTTGCACGTTCATCACAGAACATCGCAGGAAACTATTCAAGAATCGAATTCCGCTTGCAGAAACGAGTCACAGGCGGTTCTGCCTACAACTATGACGATAGAGACTTCACCATCTCAATGAGCGGCCATTCCGCATCTCAAACTTGGAACTTTGGAACGGTTTCTGACACATCATGGGTAGATGTGGGTGGTGACACCAGTGATATGTACTGGACTGATGTTGTCCATAATTCAGACGGTACATTAACCATTTCTGCGAACGCAAGCGGTGACCGTCCTATGGGCGGT